ATAAAAACGACTTGATAATCAAGAAGAAAAATTAAACAAAATTTTAAATTTACTAGAGCATGGCAACAACTTACCTACAACTGACAAACAAAGTTCTTAGAGAACTTAACGAAACAGAATTAACATCAAGTACGTTTTCCTCTAGTAGAGGTATACAAACTGCTGTTAAAGATTTTGTTAATAAAGGTATTAATGATATTTACAATGAAGCAGCTGAGATACCTTTATTGTATGCAAGAACAACACAAAATTTAACTACTGGAGATTCAGAATATGATTTTCCAACAGACTTTAGAAAAATAGATAGAGATTCATTTACTATTGGTCCAAGAGAATTAGTAACTAATGGTGAGTTTGCATCTAATATAACTAGTTGGACTACTGGTGATGGATCACCTTCACATACTTCTAGTGGTAATGGTAGATTAAATTTAAATAGTTCAGCAGCATACCAATCTATTACTACAACTGTAAATAAAGAATATAAATTACAAGTTAGAGTTTTAGATGTAAATAGTTCTGGTACTGGATTAATTGTAAGGGTAGGAACTTCAGCAGGTGGAACACAAAATTTAAATACTACATTAACTGCATCTGATTTTGGTCAAGGTGCTATATTAAATACTAGATTTACAGCAACAGCAACATCTTCATTTATATATGTAGAAGCATCTGGTGTACAATTAGATGTAGATTATGTTAGATGTTCTAGAAGTGATGTAACTAGACAAAAAGTTTTATATATATCATATGATGATTATTTACAAAATTATAAATCAATAGATGATAGAAATGATAGTGATGTATATGGTACACCAGCTAAAGTTTATATATTACCAAACTTTACAGCTTTTGGGGTAACACCTATACCTAGTGATGATGAATTAACTCTATCATATAATTACTATACAACACATACAGATTTATCTGCACATGGTGACAATATGAGTTTACCTGATAGATTTGCAGGATTAATAACAGATAGAGCAAAATATTATACATATATGCTTAGATCAGATCCACAACACGCACAATTAGCAGATAGAGATTATCAAAGAAAATTAAGATTATTAAAAACAGATTATTCTACTAAAGCTGATTATATGAGATCAGATGTTAGAATATATAATGTAATATCGGATAGATAAATATGCCAACTACAGATTTAATATCACCATTTGTAGTAAGTTGTGCAGGAGGATTAACACTAAATAAAGATGTGTTTTCTATGCAACCTGGTGAAGCACTTATATTACAAAATTTTGAACCTGATATAAAAGGTGGATACAGACGTGTAAGTGGTACAGCACAATATAATACTACAATTGTTCCACAAGGATCAAGCACAACTAGTCTAGTAATAGATTGTTCAATTATATTTAATGGTCAAATTATTGTAGCTAGAGGTGGAGATATACACAGAGGCACAACTAGTGGTAGTTGGACAAGTTTAACTACAGGACTTGGAACAGCAACTAGAGCTTATGATTTTGAAAAATTTAATTTTAATGGTACTGATAAATTAATTATAGCAACAGGACATTCAGCTGCACAAATAATTAATACAAGTTATGCAGTAGATGTAGTAAACGCAACAGGTGGTGGAACAGCACCTACTAATCCTAAATTTGTAAAAGCATTTCAAAATCATATGTTTTATGCTGGTGCAAGTAATTCACAAGAAGTTATATTTAGTGTGCCATTTGAAGAAGATAATTTTACATCAGCTAGTGGTGCAGGATCATTTAAAGTTGACTCTACTGTAGTTGGTATGAAAGTATTTAGAAATGAATTAATTATATTTTGCCAAGATAGAATATACAAATTAACAGGAACTACAAAAAGTGATTTTGCAGTACAAGAAGTTACAAGAAATATTGGATGTAGAGATGGTGGTAGCATTCAGGAGATTGGTGGTGATGTTATATTTTTAGCACCTGATGGTTTAAGAACTATTGCAGGTACGGCAAGAATTGGTGACGTTGAACTAGGATCTATTTCTAGACAAATACAATCTAGAATTGATGATATAGGTTTAGATAGAATAACATCTTTAGTTATTAGAAATAAATCACAATACAGATTATTTTATCCAGTAACAGCTACTGGTCAACTATCAACAAAAGGAATTATAGGTGTATTAAAAAATAATCCTAATACAGGACAAATTGGATTTGAATATGCAGATATGGTTGGTATTAAACCAGCTTGCACAGATTCAGATTTTATTAGTAATGTAGAAACACAAGTGTTTGGTGGTTATGATGGATTCATCTATAAAATGGAAACAGGAAATACTTTTGCTACAGGTGCAACTACAACTACTATTCAAGCAGTGTACAGATCACCTGATATGGTAATGGGAGATCCAGGTGTTAGAAAATATATGCAAAGAGTTAATTTAAACTATGAAGGTGAAGGTACATCTATTGATGCAAACTTAGCTCTTAGATATAATTATGATGATCAAAATAGTCCACAACCAGATAAGATTGCACTACCAAGTGTAGGTGGTGCTGGACAATATGGAGCTGCAGTTTATGGCAGTTCATTATATGATGCATCAGGTGTTCCATTAGTAAGACAATCAGTAGAAGGATCTGGATTTGCAGTAGCACTACAAATAGATGATCAAAATAGTGCAGACTCATTTTCAGTTAAAGGATTTCAATTAGAATTTACCCCAGGAGGAAGAAGATAATGGCAGGCTATTCAGCACGACAGTCAAGTTTCACTACAGGTGATACTATACTTGCAGCTCATTCTAATGATGAGTTTAACCAAGTATTGGCTGCATTTCATGCAACAACAGGACACTCACATGATGGAACAGCAGGTGAAGGTGGACCTGTTAGCACACTTAGAGATGCAGATTCATTAAATAAAATATTAGTTGATACATCAAATAATCATTTAGAATTTTATGTTGAAGTATCATCAGCTGCTGTACAGCAGTTAAGAATACAAGATGGTGCTATTGTACCTATTACAGATAATGATATAGACTTAGGAACTTCCTCTCTTGAGTTTAAAGATTTATATGTTGATGGTACAGCATATGTTGATGCTATTAATTATAATGGTACAGCTATAAGTGCTACAGCTGCAGAGTTAAACATAATGGATGGCGTTACTTCAACAACAGCAGAACTTAATATACTAGATGGTGTAACTTCTACAGCAACAGAATTAAATATAATTGATGGTGATACATCCGCTACATCTACTACAGTAGCTGATGCAGATAGAGTAGTATTTAATGATAATGGTACTATGGTTCAAGTTGCAGTTACAGATTTAGCTGCATACTTTGATGATGAGATTACAGCAATGCCAAATCTTACTTCTGTTGGTACACTTACAACTTTAACAGTTGATAATATAATTATTAATGGAACTAATATAGGTCACACATCTGATACAGATGCTATTGCAATTTCTTCAGGTGGTGTAGTAACATTTTCACAAGCACCAGTATTTCCTGATGGATCTATAAATATAGCTGACATTGATCTTGATGGTGGAACAGACGTAGGTGGTGCTATCGATGACGCTGATTTATTTTTAATAGATGATGGTGCTGGTGGCACAATGCGAAAAGCTACTGCTTCAAGAATTAAAACATATATGGGTGCTTCTGCAGGTGAATTCTCATTAACAAACCTTGATATAGATGGTGCAACAGATATTGGAGAAGCAATTGTAGATGCTGACTTATTTATAGTTGATAATGGTGCAGGTGGTACAAATAGAAAAACTACTGCATCAAGAATGAAAACATATTTTACTGCTGGTGTATCTTCAGCAGCAGATGATTTAACAGCTGGTGATGCAGCAGTTAATTTAACAACTACATCAGGTAATATTACAATTGATGCAGCAGCTGGTGATGCAGATATTATATTTAAAGGGACAGATAGTTCTTCAGATATTACTGCTGCAACTTTTGATATGTCTGATGGTGGTGCATTAATACTTGAAGGTGGTGTTATTGATGTTAAAAATAGGGGATCACAATCAGTTGTAAGATTTTATTGTGAATCTTCAAATGCTCACTATGCACAAATTCAAGCACCTGCACACTCAGCTTTTTCTGGTAATGTAACTTTAACTTTACCAGCAACAACTGATACAATTGCAGGTATAGCAGCTTCACAAACATTAACAAATAAAACTTTAACTACACCAATAATTACAGAGATAGATTCAGGATCTACAATTACTCTTGATGCAACAACAGATATAGTTCTTGATGCAGATGGTGGTGACGTATTTTTTAAAGATGATGGTACAACAATTGCTACATTAACAAATTCATCTAGTGATTTTGTAATTACAACAGGTGTACAAGATAAAGATTTTATAATTAAAGGTGATGATGGTGGATCAGCCATTACAGCTTTAACTATTGATATGTCAGCTGCAGGTGCAGCAACATTTAATGATAAAATTACAGCTGTAGGTACTTCAGTATTTACTAATTTAGATATATCTGGAGATGTTGATGTTGATGGTACGTTAGAAACAGATGCTTTATCAATAGGAAGTACAACAGTAACATCTACTGCAGCAGAATTAAACATACTAGATGGTGTTACATCTACTGCAACTGAATTAAATTTATTAGATGGTGATACATCTGTTGGTGGTTCAATAACGTTAGCAGATGCTGATGGTATTGTAACTAATGATGGTGGCACTATGAAAACTATACCAGCATCAGATATTAAAACTTATGTTGGTGCAGGAGCTGGTGCATTTTCTATAGCTAATTTAGATATAGATGGTGGAACAGATATTGGTGAAGATTTAGTTGATGCTGACTTATTTATAGTAGATAACGGAGCTGGAGGAACTAATAGAAAAGTTGCAGCTTCTAGAATTAAAACTTATATTGGTGGCGGTACACAATGGCAAGCAGTTAAGACAGCAAACTATACAGCTTCAGCTGGTCAAGGTGTATTTGCAAATACAACAAGTTCAGCATTTACAGTTACACTACCTGCATCTCCTTCAATTGGAGATTCAGTTTCTATAATTGATTATGCGGGCACATTTGATAGTAATAATTTAACTGTAGGTAGAAACGGATCAAAAATACAAGGTGCAACTGAAGATTTAACTGTTGCAACAGAAAGAGCAGCATTTACTTTAGTATTTACAGATAGTACTCAAGGTTGGCTCTTACAGAATAATTAATATAGTAAATGGCAAATTACAAAACTAATCATGGCTTTGTCATTAGACATCGTTCTAGTGATCCAGATAATCCTCAAGAAGGAGAAATTTGGTATAACACTACAACTCAAAAACTTAGAGTAGCTCCTTTATTAGCTGGCTCGTGGGCAAGCGGTGGAAACTTAAATCAAGCACGAAGATATGGTGGAGGAACTGGAACACAGACAGCTGGCTTAGCTATTGGAGGTTATCAACCAGGTCAACCTAATTCAGGTAATTTATCACAAACAGAAGAATATGATGGTAGTTCATGGACAGAGTCTGGTGATTTATCAACTGGTAGATATAATGCAAGTGGTATTGGAACACAAACAGCTGCTTTAGCGGCTGGAGGTCATCCACCTTATTATAATAACACTGAAGAATACGATGGAACATCATGGACTGCAGGAGGAGATTTAAACACTGGAAGAATAGGTCATAATGGTAATTTTGGAAGTCAAACTGCAGGACTAATGGCTGGAGGTTTTGTATCTCCAGGTGAAACTGGAACAGATGTAGTAGAATCTTACAATGGAACTTCTTGGTCAGAAGTAGGAGATTTAAATACAGCTAGAGGATATGCTGGAGGATCTAACCAATCTCCATACACTGATGGTGTAATTTTTGGAGGAGGTACATCACCACTTTCTGGTAATTTAAAAAATGAAACAGAAACATGGGATGGAACTAGTTGGACAGAAACTGCTAATTTAAATTCAGGTAGATGGTCTCTTGGAGGTGGTGGAACTAGTTCAACAGCAGCTATAGGTTTTGGTGGAGCACCATTTACTGGAAAAACAGAAGAATGGAATGGAACTTCATGGACAGAATCAGCTGATTTAGCGGCAGGAAGAAATTATTTATCAGGATGTGGAACAACAAGTTTAGGTTTAGCTTTTGCAGGTGAACCTGGTCCTGGAGCAAGTCCCACAACATCAACAGAAGAATGGACTAAAGCAGTAGGAGCAAGAACAATAGACGTATCATAATGGCAAATTATAGAGCAACATTTGGAAAAAAAATTAAATTTCTTACATCAGATTTAAGTATGAGCACTGCAACAGAAGGAGAAATTTTTTATAGTGATACAGCAAAAGATTTTAAAGTTGGAGTAAGTCTTACGGCATGGTCATCTGGTCCTTCAATGAATAAAGCAAGACAAGGTATAATGGGTGCTAGTGCAGCACCTGCTACTGCAGCAATTGGTTTTGGTGGATATGCTCCACCTGTAGGTCCAAATGCATCAGGAGGAAGAGCACAAACAGAAGAGTATGATGGATCTAGTTGGACTGAAGTAGGGGATTTAAATACAAAAAAATTTAGTGGAGCTGGTTTTGGAACGCAAACTGCAGCAATAAAAACAGGAGGTGTTGATGGACCTTATCCAGCAACAAGATCTGTTAATAGAACAGAAAGTTGGGATGGAAGTAGTTGGACTGAAGTTGGTGATTTAAATACAGCAAGAGGTCAGTTTCCAGGAATAGGAATAGCAACAGCAGGATTAGTTGTTGGTGGTTTAGTTTTTCCTTCTCGTGTAGGAAATGTTGAGTCTTGGGATGGTACAAGTTGGACTGAAGTTGGAGATTTAAATGAAGGTAGACAAGAAACTATGGGATTAGGAGTTTATGACGCTGCCTTAGGTATATGCGGAGAACCAGGTTCTGGTACTCGTGTAGGAAAAGTTGAACAATGGGATGGAAGTAGCTGGACTGAAGTTGCAGATGTTAATACAATAAGAACTGACGCATATCATCATTTTGGATCAGTAACTGCAGGTTTAATAGCTGGAGGTCAAAATCCACCTAATAGCCCTAATATACTTACTAATAATGAAACTTGGGATGGATCTAGTTGGACAAACTCACCTGTTTCTTTAGGGACAGCTAGATATATGCATGGTGGTGCTGGAAGTACAACAGCTGCTATAGTATTTGCTGGTAGAACACCATCTGCTTCTCAAGCGGGTGACACAGAAGAATTAGCAGATGCAGTAACTTTAAAAACTATAACTGATAGTTAATTTAAAAATTAATAAGGAGAATAAAAAACATGGCACTATTTATATATGGTACAGCCACTAACACTGGTAAAGGATTCTTTACCCACGAAGATAGATTAAACTTTTTTTTAAGAAACTATGGTGGGCGTAATGATTCTGGTCCTATTGATGTTTGGGTTATTGGCAACAATGAAAAAGGAGCACTTTGGTTAGCTAACAGAAGTGGTACTGAAAAAACTAAAGCAGAAGCACAAGCTTTAGTTAAAGCTGCTGATGACCATGCAAGAACAACTTGGGATAATGATAATCTTGAGGGTGAATCTGCAGATGAAAAAATTTTAAGATTAGGTGAAAAACCAGGTTTTAGAACTGTACCGTAAGAAATTAAAATGGCAAATTATACTGAATTAAGAGGACTTAGAGTCAAATATGTTTCTTCTAACCCATCTCCAGGAGGGTCGGGAGAAGTTTGGTATAACACAACTGATAAAGCATTAAGAGCATTTGTAGGTAGAACTGCGTGGTCGGCTGGTGGTAATTTAATTACAGGTAGAAACGATTTAGCTGGATTTGGAATTCAAACAGCAACAGCTTGTTTTGGTGGAGTGGATGCCACAGCAGTAAGTAATGATACAGAAGAATATAATGGTTCAGGTTGGGCAGCTGGAGAAGATATGCCTTCTGCTGTTTATGAACACGCTGGTACAGGGACTTTAACAGCAGGATTATCTGTTGGAGGCACGTTACCAGGAGGAATAACAAACGTTACAAATGAATATGATGGCACTGATTGGTCAGCTGGAGGAGATTATCCTGCAGCAACAATTCGTCTACAAGCATGTGGAACACAAACCGCAGCCTTAGCAGCTGGAGGAGGTAGACCTACTATTTCTGCAGTTGTTTGTGAATATAATGGATCAGCATGGACAGCTAATCCTAGTCCATCAGGAGACTTACCTGCTGCTATTCAATATCATAGAATGACAGGAATATTAACATCTGCAGTTTCTTTTGGTGGAGGACCTTCAGGTCCTGTTACAGGAGCAACTGCAACTTACAATGGAACAACATGGACAGCACAAACTGCTACTCTTAATGATACAAGAAGTAGATTAGGAGGAGCTGGAGAAACTGATTCCTCATCAGTGGCGTTTGGAGGATTTGCTCCTAATGGAACAGTAAATACAGAATTATGGGATGGGTCTAGTTGGACTGAAGTATCAAATATGGGTACTGCACGATATGCTTTAGCAGGAACAGGAACAGCTACAAAAGCTTTAGGGTCAGGTGGTTATACTTCTGGTAGGTTAGCAGCAACAGAAGAATTTAACAACTCATTTCAAGTGGTTACAGCAGGAGCTTGGGCATCTGGTGGTAATTTACCAACTGCAACTAAAAGTCATGGTGGTGGTGGAACACAGACAGCAGGTATAGCATCTGGAGGTCAAGTTGTTCCAGGATCTATTGTTGGAGAAACTTACGAGTATGATGGATCTGCTTGGACAGATGCATCAGCAGATATGGGAAATAGTAAATTAGGTCGTGCATCATGTGGAACACAAACAGCTAATTTAGTAGCTGGAGGACAACCAGATACAGCGGCTGTTGAAGAATATAATGGAACATCATGGTCAGAACAAACTGATATACCTGAAGCTAGAGATGCAGCAGCCATGGCAGGCATTCAAACAGCTGCTATATTTACAGGTGGTGATTATCCTAATGGAAATAATAATGCTGAAACATTTGAATATGATGGTAGTTCATGGACAGATGGAACAGATATTCCAACAGCAGTAAGAGCACATACTATGTTTGGAACACAATCAGCTGCAGTAGTTTGTGGTGGTTATACAACTACTCAAGTAGCTACAACTTATGAATGGGATGATAGCTCATGGACAACTGGTGGTAATATGTTAGTA